CAACCCCGAGGCAATCACCCGCCCGATCCGGCGAATTATCAGCAAAGGAGTCTCGCAGAATGGTTGACAAAATCCGCCTTACCCGCCATGAAATCGCCGCCTACAAACGCGAGATCCTCGAAAGCAGCGTCCTGGTCCGACTCGACGAAGCCGCCGAAATCCTCGCCATCGACAGCCGCACCCTCAGCCGCCGCATCGAGGAGGGACGCATCGCGCCGTACAACGACAACCCCTCCCGCAAAGGGGTGCGCATCCTCGCCAGTGAGCTGCAGCGATATGTGCGGGAGATGCGGCAGGAGATGCAAGAGTAGACCCCACCGCCCCGCACCCCGCGGGGCTTTTTTCTGTCAGTGCCAGACAATGCCCGTCAGTGCCCCGTGGATAAATTCCGGGGGGCAGGCGATAATCTCCGAGACTCATACCGGAGGATCTATGGCGGGCATCACCCTCGAACAAGCGCAGGCCCGACTCACCCAATACCTGGCCGCCGAAGAAGCCGTGCTGGCCGGGCAGCGGTACCGCCTCGGCGATCGTGAGATGACCCGGGCCGATCTGTCCGCCATCCAGCAGGGCATCGTAATCTGGAACGCCCGCTGCGAGCGACTGACCCGCTCCGGCATCACCGTGCGGGAGGTCATCCCACGATGAAACTCGCCAAAACCATCACCCTGCACGGCAAGGAATTTTCCGTCCCCGTCACCCTCGCCGATCGCGTGGTTAACTATTTTGACCCGGTGTCCGGCGCCATGCGCTACAAATCCCGGGTTGCCATGGCCTTGGGTGGTGGTTATCAAGCCGCCGACAAAACTCGCCGCGCCAACCAGTCCGGCAGCAAACGCGAAATGGACGCCGACAGCGCCATCCTTCCCGACCTGCAGACCCTGCGCGAAGAATCGCAGAACCTGCTGCGTAACTCAGCCATTGCCGCCGGCGCCATCAAGACCAACGTCACCAAAGTGGTCGGCACCGGGCTCAAGGTTAAAAGCGCCATCGACCGCGATCTGCTAAAGCTCACCGACGAGCAGGCCGACGAATGGGAATACCAGGCCGAGCGCGAGTACCGACTCGCCACCGAAACCCGCGAGATCGACGCCGAACGCCAGTTGCCCTTTTCCCTGCTCCAGGGGTTGATCTTCCTGAAATCGTTGGAAGATGGCGACCTGCTGGTGAACATGCCGCGCTTTAAACGGCCCGGGTCACCCTATAGCCTTAAGCTGCAACTCATCGAAGCCGCCCGGATCTGCAACAAAGACGGCGTCCCCGACACGCCGCAACTGGTCGCCGGGGTTAAAAAAGACGCCACCGGCGCGCCGATCGAATACCAGGTGTGCAACCAGCACCCCGGCTCCCGCCGTTTCCGGCGCGATCAGCAGAAATTGTCCTGGACGCCCATCCCCGCTTTCGGGTCTCGCACCGGCGACCCGTTGTGCCTGCACCTGTTCGACAAGATCCGCCCCGGCCAGACACGGGGTGTACCTTATCTGGCTCCCGTCGTCGAACAGATCAAACAGCTCAGCCGTTATACCGACGCCGAAATCATGGCCGCCGTGGTCTCCGGCATGCTCACGGTGTTTGTCACCTCCGAAAGTGGCCAAGCGCAACTCGGGCCGGCGCCCACGCAGGACAATCCGGATGGTGACGCCTCTCTGCAGACGGACACCACCGGCATGGAACTCGGCTATGGTTCCGTGCTGGGCCTGCTGCCCGGGGAAAAGGTCGAGTCCGTCAACCCCGGCCGACCCAACCCGGCCTTTGATCCCTTCATGCAGGCGATTCTGCGACAGATCGGCGTCGCCCTCGAACTGCCCTTCGAGCTGCTCATCAAGCATTTCACCGCCAGCTACAGCGCCGCCCGGGCCGCCATGCTCGAAGCCTGGAGCTATTTTAACCGCCGCCGTCATTGGCTGGTGTCCCAGCTCTGCCAACCGATCTACGAAGCCGTAATCACCGAAGCCGTCGCCACCGGCCGGCTGACAGCCCCCGGTTTTTTCACCGACCCCCTCGTGCGCCGCGCCTGGCTCGGCACCAGTTGGCTCGGCGACGCCGCCGGACAGATCGACCCGCTCAAAGAGATCAACGCCGCCGCGGCCCGGGTCGAGCTCACCATCAGCAGTCTCGACGAAGAATCCCGCAAGCTCACCGGCACCCCCTGGGAAGACAAGCTCCCGCAAATCATCAAAGAGCGCCGGTACCTGCGGGAAAACAACATCGCCATTAACCGCCTGCAGTTCGATCAGGAGTCCGCCGATGACGGCGGCAGCGATTTGGAGACATCATGAAGCTTATCGATATTATCAACGGCCCGTGGGTCATCTCATCCGAAATGCTCGGCGAGATCCAGGAGATTTACCGCGCCCACGTGCGCGGCCCCAAGATCGACGTGGCGGCCATCGAGGCCAGTCTCGGGCGGCCATTAAACAACGAAACGAAAGCCTATCAGGTAATAGATGGCGCCGCCATTGTGCCAATAGATGGCGTCATCGGTAAAAAGATGAACCTTTTTTCGCAGATTTCCGGCGGCTGTTCCACGGACGTTTTGCAAAAGAACGTCAGCGAAGCCCTGGCGGATCCTTCTGTCAGGGGGATCATCCTTGCCATCGACAGCCCCGGCGGGACCGTCACCGGCACCGCCGAAGCGGCCCGCTTTATTCGCGAGGCCCGAGGGAAAAAACCCATTTATACATGGTCGGACGGCTGCATGTGCAGCGGCGCTGCCTGGATCGGCACCGCTGCGGACGGTGTTTATATCAGCAGCGGCACGGTTACCACCGGCAGCATCGGTGTGCTGGCCAAACACATAGACACCAGTGGCGCCGAAGAGAAGGCCGGGCTTAAGACCACCGAAATCACCGCCGGCCGCTACAAGCGCATCGCGGGGCAATATGGCCCTCTCAGCGACGAGGGCCGCGCTGACATGCAGTCGCGCGTGGATGCCGTGTACTCCGAGTTTGTGAACGATGTCGCCGCGAACCGTGGCTGCACCGCCGAAGAGGTGCTCGTGCACATGGCCGACGGACGCGAGTTTGTTGGACGGCAGGCAATAGAAGCCGGCCTGGTCGATGGTATCGCTACCCTCGACGAAGTTATCGCCATGATCAAACAAACCAAGGCCCCGGCCGGTGTTGCCCGGGCCGCAAACCAGAAAGGAAAAATCATGACTCTAGAACAACTGAGGAATGGTCATCCCGACCTGGTCGCGGCAATCACTGCCGAGGCCACCGAAGGGATGATCACCGCCGCCGATCTGCAAAACCAGATCGCCACCGCCCGCGCCGAAGGGGCCGAAGCCGAGCGCCAGCGCATCGCCGATGTGCGGGCCTGCTCCCTGCCCGGCCATGAGGCCCTCATCGCCGCCCTGGCCGCCGATGGCAAAACCACCGGCCCCCAGGCCGCCATGGCGATTATCGCCGAAGAGAAAAAACGCACCGGCAGCGCCGCTGCCAATATCGCCGCCGATGCGCCGCCGGTTGTGCCTCCCGTTGCCGATGGTGACGACGGCAAGAAGATCAAGCGCCACGATTTTGACGCAATGACCCCTGCCGCCCAGGCCGCTTTCGTGCGGGCCGGCGGTCAGATTGTCGCCTAATCCTGCGGCGATTAAATATTGAAATGTAGGGGCGGCGCTTGCTCCGCCCTGGGGCGCGGCAAGCAGCGCCCCTACAAGAACCGGATTTCGATATTTATCCACCGGCGCAATAACCTCTTTAAAGGATCGTAAAGGAGTCACACGCCATGGCCAACACGTTCACCGGACTCATCCAGTACATCTACGACACCGTCGACAACGTCAGTCAGGAACTGACCGGCATGATCGGCGCGGTATCCATCAACGGCAAGGCCGAACAGGCCGCCCTCAACCAGGATATCAGCTACGACATCACCAACATCGGCACCGAGCGGGATATCACCCCGGCCGCAGTCCCGCCCACCCTGGTTGACGAGACCACCGCCGCCGGCACCATGAAGCTGACCAAAGCCAAGTCCGTCCCCTTTTACTGGACGGGCGACGACGAAGCCCGCGTGGGCATGGAAGCCAAGAATGGCATCCAGGATAACAAAATTGCGCAGGCAATCCGCCGCTTGCGCAATCTCATCGAAGCCGACTTGTGCGCCCTGCACGTCACCTTCAGCCGCGCCTATGCCGCCCACGCCACCACCCCCGCGGCACTGTTCGCCACCAACCTGGCCGAAGTGGCCCAGGTGCGGAAGATCCTGGTTGATAACGGCGCCGGTGAACAGGACCTGCAGTGCGTCATCAACACCACCTCCGGCGCAGCCCTGCGCTCCCTGGTGTCGCTGTCCTCCTTCCAAGGTGCCGGGATGCTCGAAAGCGGCGTCCTGATCAACCCCTTTGGCGTTTCGCTCCGTGAATCGGCGCAGATCGCCAGCGTGACCGCTGTCGGCAACAACACCGGCGGATATGTCGCCAATGGTGCCCATGCCGTCGGGGCCACCACCATCACCCTCAAGACCGGCACCGGCACCATCCTGGCGGGCGACGTGATCACCATCGGCACCGACACCAGCATCAAGTACACCGTGTTAACCGGTCTGGCCGCCGCGGGGGATATCACTATCGCCGCCCCGGGCCTGGTCAAGGCCCTCGTCGATGGGAACGCCGTCGCAGTCGTCGGGGTATGCGCCCGCAATCTGGCATTCAAACGCAGCGCCATCCATCTGCTGGCCCGGCTGCCCAAGCTGCCCGCAGGCGGGGATGCCGCCACCGATGAGCTGATTGTCCAGGACCCGGTTACCGGCCTGCCCTTCCGCTTTGCTCAGTACAAAGGCTATCACGCCAACCAGTGGGAAGTCGGGATCGCCTGGGGTGTCAAAAACGCCGTGCCTCAGCACACGGCCCTGCTGCTCGGCCAGTAGAATCTGGAAGATTAAGCGCCACCGGCGGGGGGGTGACTCCCGCCGGTGATAAGGAGGCAACATGGCAGAGAAACCCGAAAAATTGGTTACGGTCGAAAAAGACGGCGAAACGATCCAGGTCCACCCCGGGCAGGTTGAACAACACCAACGCCTCGGCTGGAAAATCAGCGAAGAGCTCGAAGGTGGCGAAGGCCCTGACGATGGCGAAGAACCCTCTCCGCCGGAAAAGCCGACATACCCCAAAAAGCATAGCGGTCGATGACGCAATTGCCCGGCAACCCATCCCTTAACCCGCGCGGGGCCTTATCGGTCCCCTTTTCCCCGCGAGAGGCCCCGCGCACCCAGGGGGAGTCAATGGTTGAGTACGGTATGAATGAAACCCAAATCGCGCTATTCAACCAACGCTGGGCAGACATTGACAAAAAACTGGATCGTATGATGCCGGGCATCGAATCCATCCCCGAGTTGAGGAACGAGATCAAGCATCTCACCGAGGATTTGAAGGACGGCCGCAGTTGGTTAAAGCATCACGAAGAACGAATCCAGCTCCTCGAAAAAGCGCCAGGCTCCGCCGCCAGTAAATTTCTGTGGGTCATGGTCGGGGCCGCCATGACCGTTTTTGCCGGGGTCTCAACAGGCATGATCATGTTTTGGTTC